AAATGAGCGGACTTGAAAGTTTAATACTTAAATGGATAGGCGAACCCATTAATGATAATCAATCACATTACCCTTTACAGATAAGTGATATTCATAATACAAAAGCAGTTAAAGGATTAACTGAAGCCCTTACCCAATATCTTCGTGGGGAGATAGTCGCCATACGAGAAAGTGACCACGATGGATTAACCTTTAAAGACGCTTGCGATATTATGATTAAGAAACTGGAGATGTGATGGATAAGGCAAAAGCATTATTAAGAAATCGAAGATGGTTTAAGGCGCATCGGTGGCATAAGTCATATAACTGTGCAAAAGCCCGATGTGAAGACTTTGAACATGTATCATTTAATCGATACGGCGGGAGGGGTATAAAAATGCTAATGACCCCAGAAGATTTTAAATTTATATGGTTTAGAGATAAAGCGTCTTTAATGAAAAATCCCTCAGTCGACCGCATAGATAATGATGGTAATTATATATTGGAGAATTGTAGATATATGGAAAAAGGAGATAATGCCAGAAAGAGTTTAAATAAAAAAATTACACAGCTTTCTATGAGGGGAAAAGTAATAAGGGTATTTGATGGCATAGAAAATGCGGCAAAAGAGTTGGGAATAGCCCCAAGCGGCATTTCAATGGCAGTTAATGAATTACGGACAAAGGCAGTCGGTTTTAGATGGAGATTTGCTACGAAAGCCGACCTACTGAAACTACTGGAGCAAGCATGAAGAGAAAACAAGCTATTTACAAAGTTACTTATTACAAAAAGCATTATCTCCACAAAAAGTTTATAGCTGGGAGTGTTGAAGAAGCCACTTCACTTGCTTGGGCTAATTGCCCTAAAGAATGTTGGATAGAAAAAGTGGAGGTCTAAAATGCTAACAGAAATGAAAGTGATAGGTGGGTGATGTTATACGAAATAAAATGTAAGGTTGGCGATGCTTTAAGGATTGTGATTACTAATGATAAAAAAGAATACTCAAGCTACTATATTAAGAAAATCACAAAGGAGCAACTTGAAGGTGATGACTTAAATTTCTTTTTAGAGGAAACAACAGGATTTGAGTTATGAGCCAAAATAAAGACGACGCCATACTTGACGCTATCAGAAGGACGGGCATAGGTGATGAGGTAATAATCCAAAATGACGATATGACTATCTTCTGTCGCTTGCAGGTACTAGAAAAGCACCCTGAAATTCGAGAGGATAAAGAATTAGGAGTGATAAAATGAAAGACAAATATCAATGGACAGACGCGGATATCTGCATTAAGTGTGAAGCCTTAATGCCCATTCTAAAAGGTAATGGCTTAAGATATATTCTCTGCAAAGACTGTATAAAAAAATTATGGGATAATCTAAAACACTGGAAAAGGAATGGATTATATGCGGAAAAAAGAGGCATAAAATGACCAGAAAACGTGCCATTAAAATACTGGAAGATACCTTGAAACCAAAAGAGGCAAACGGACTTCCGCAGGATTTAGGATACATAGTAGAACTTCATGACGCAGTAAAACTTGCTATTAAGTATTTGAAGGAGAGGAAATGCTAACAGAAAAGAAATCTTTGGTAGCGATGACACCTGACGAACAGATACATGAGTTATGGATGATAATGTCCTGCATTATGGGAATGGGGGATATGTGGATATAGGACATGAAAAGCATTTATGGATGTATAAACTTCAGGAAGCCCTGACGATCCCTTGTATCCTTTTAGGGGTGGCCGGCTTCTCTGGCCTTGCGTGGCTCATAGCTGGCATCTCTCCCATTTTATGTGTTTTATATGGTGTAGCGTTAGGCTATGGTGTGTCAAAGCTTGGCCCACGCCATTGGTTGCGAATAGTCTTTATCGGTTTAATCTTAATAGCGTTATGGTGCGCACTTTTAGAGAAACTTAACATAATCTGGGGGATTAAAGAGGACACTTGGAACTATTTAAAACAGGAGGAGTTATGCGATACCTACTAATTTTGCTTTTGTGTCTAGTGTGCATAGGATTTTTTAAGTTAGGCGAGTGGAGTTATGAATATGCTTATAATAGGGGAGTGAAAGATGATCGACAACAGATATTTGAGGACGAAATAAAATATAATTTAGGGCAATATCCGCGCCGTATGAATGATGACTATATTTGGTTTCGGCAAATGCTTCCTATGATAGAAATTGAATGGGTAAAACATTATGAGGTCGACGCTTACAAAAACTATTATTTAATAAAAGAGAAAGGAGATAAGTAGATGAAACAAATTTTAATCGGTTTAGTCTTGGGTATCTTAATTACCGCCGAAGTCTTATTCTTGTGGTCGTTTAATCAGAGGCTCATAAAAACAGAACAGGCAGTAGTACAAATCGTTCAATTTCTTAATCAGGCGCAGCAACCGAAAGTTGAACCGAAAGGAGCAGTAAAATGAGAGAGTGGATAATCAAGTCAGCTTTACCTGCTGTTTCAATGATAGGCGGTATCGTGGGCATGGTAACCGTGAATTATTATAACGCGAAATTCGGTGATCCAACGCTTGGCCCGTTCTGGTTTATGGCTATATTGGCCTGCGTGGGACTTTTAGCTATGGGCTTAACAGGGTGGTTATTCTGGAGGGATTAAGTGATACCCGATTTCTTGAACCGGCTTGATGAAGCATGGTTTGCAAGTGGGCTGCGCGAATGGGTGATTACTGGCCTAGCTTGCTTAATTTTAATAGCTTGGGGTTGTGATTGTTTGGGCTGGATATGGAGAAAGATAAAAAAATGTTAAAAGCCGTCCGTGATATGGTTATTGTCCGTCTTATCTATGCGGACAAGATAAAGACGATAATAGTGCCTGACAAGTCCAAGCCGGCCTCAGCCTCTTTTTACGGGGAAGTGGTGGCGATCGGGCCGGATAATAGGTATGACCTTAAAATCGGCGATAAGATACACTATGTCCGTTCCGGCGCCTGTCCCGAAGGATTTGAAGTAAAGTACGATGGCGAAAAGTTATGGGCTATACAGAACAAGTGGATATGGGGGGTGGAACGTGAACCTTAAACCCTTACGCGGCAGATATCTTATAGAACCAGATAGAGGCGAGACAATAAGCCCGGGCGGAATAATATGCGTAGAAGCCGTGAACCCCTACCCCTCTATGACGTGCGGTAAGGTGATAGCAGTTGGGGATCCGCCCTATGAGAAAAAGGGCAAGATAGGCAAGATGTCGGCAAAAACCGGGGACATAATCCAATACAAAAGATATTCCGGCAAGCGTGTGATGATAGATGAGAAACTATACCTATTCGTAAAAGAAGAGGATGTGCTGGCGGTGGAATGAAAAAGGAACCTACATATTACGAAACCCGTTTCTGTAATTTTTTTTACCTGTTTACTATATTAGATGTTAGAAGTAAGGATATGTGTGTTATGTTATATCGTTATGCCTATGAAAAGAAATATAGAGAAATAGCAAAGCTCGAGGAAAAATCTTGGCAGGCTTGCTCAATACAGGTGAATACCGCATTAAAAAAAATACGCAAAAATAAATCTGTAATTGAAAATATAAAATAGTAGTGTATACTTATAGCAAAAGATAAAAACTTGCGATTGATCCTCGCAAGATAACCAATATCGAGATTGAATAATCTCATAAAGGCATTATGGTGCCATAAAGAGAAGGCACCGAGATGTGGAATAAAAAATATGCAAAATGCATTATCTGTGGCACTACCAATAGAAAACATAAAGCACATGGGAAATGTTATTATTGTTATAATCGGCCATATCAACCCAAAGGTGCAAGAAAACATTGGTATTCTAAAAGATATGGTATAGATATAGATAAAACATTCTTATTGAAAGAGTGTTTTTTTTGTAAAGCAAGTGAAGATTTACTGATACATCACAAAGATTTAGATAAAAAAAATAATAGTGGAAACAATTTTGTAACTTTATGTAGGAAGTGTCATACAAATCTACATTCATATATTAGATTAAAAAAGATTTTTGATAAAACCAGCTTGGTCGCTCCAAACTGGCAAACCATAAAAACATAGGGCAATCTTGTGCATAAGCAAGGTTGCTCTTTTTTATGGTTAACACTCAAGTGCCTTTTTTATTGGAAATTATGCCAAAGAAAAACAAGCTCATTTTTGAAGCCATTAAATATAAATACCAAGATGATGAAGATGGCGAGGCAATTTTACTTTTGAGAATCAATATGCAGGATAAATTAAGTGCTTTTGCGGTTCCGGCTAAGAAGAGGTTAAAAATTATTGTGGAGATAATAGATGACTGAACCCGTTAAAATCGGTACTAATCGGTTAAAAAATGGAAGATTTGCTAAGGGTAATATTGCTAACCCTAATGGTAGGCCCAAAAGCCCTGAAAGAGAAGAATTGCGCCAAGCTCTTGAAATAGCTCAAAAAGGTCGCAAAAAATCATTTCTCGTTCATTTTGTAGAGCGTGCCTATATAAATGATAATGTTGCGATTGCGTTAGCAAAGAAACTCTTGCCAGACAAAATACAAGGAGAAGGACTTGCAAACGGAGTGTTTGTCTATGTCATCCGAGACGCAAAATCAGCCTCAGGTGATAGAATCGATATTCCAGCCGCACTTAAATCAGCAGATAATTCGAGATAGTGAAGCACGATTTAAGGTTGTAGTAGCTGGTCGGCGATTTGGGAAAACTGTCTTTGCGATAAACGAACTCATAAATAATGCTCTTCTCTATCCCTGGACAAAGAACTGGTATGTTGCTCCCACCTACCGCCAAGCCAAAGAGATAGCTTGGAAAATGTTGTTTGAGTACCTTCCCAGAGAGTTTATATCCCGCAAAAATGAGGTTGAATTGAGTGTTGAACTTGGACAGGGTTCAGAAATAACCTTAAAAGGCGCGGATAACCCTGAAAGCTTAAAAGGCGTAGGGTTAAATTATGCTGTGCTTGATGAGTATGGACAAATGAAGCCCACTGTGTGGGATGAAGTCGTAAGACCTATGCTCGTTGACTCCAAAGGGAAAGCTATATTTATCGGCACTCCCGTAGGATATAACCATTTTTGGACGCTTTACAGCAAGGAGAAGGATGATCCTGACTATAAATCCTTCCACTTCAAGACCATAGATAACCTTGCGATTGCAGATATAGAAATAGAGGTTGAGAAGGCCCGGCTTGAAACCGACCCGATTAAATTCTCCCAAGAATATGAGGCTAATTTTGAGGCTCTTGTGGGCCGTCCACGCTTCTCTACCATTACTTTGAGGGATATGTTTGAGAAGGCAAGACCCTCCATAAAGGGTAATCTTGAATTTAAAGACGGTGAAGTTCAGTTTATTGAGGACACTACTGGTCTATTGGAAGTCTATAACTTCCCCGAAATTCATACAAGGGGTGTCATAGGAGTTGATATAGCTGAGGGTATTGAGAGTGATAGGTCATCCGCCTCATTTTTGAATTACGACACGCTTACAGAGGATATAGTGCTAAATTCCGCGAAACTTGATCCTTCGCAATTCGCTATTGAGATGTATAAGCTGGGGCATTGGACAAATAAGAGCTTAATAGCAATAGAGAATAACGGAGTTGGACTCGCCTGTATTCTCCCCTTAAGAGATGGCTCTAACGGAGACGCTCCTTATAAAAACCTGTATTATCAGCAAATCTTCGATGAGCGGACGCGCAAGACTACCAAGAAATTCGGCTGGGATACTAACGCAAAAACGAAGCCGATTATCATAGATAGATTAGCCGAGGTAATCCGAGAGAACTTGATTACAATACCAAGCGCAGATACTGTCCGAGAATTGCAGACCTATGTAATCGAGGAAAATGGTAAGACTAACGCAGTTGAAGGCTGCCATGATGACCGAGTTATGGCCCTTGCAATAGCCGTAATGATGTATCACTTAAGACCGAAGGGAGCATTACCTAAACATGCCCCCGAAGGCCAAGAAAGGGTATATTGATGACTGATATTGAACTTGTAAAGTCGAAAACACAAGAAGAGATTAAGGCAGAACTGATAAAAGAGTTTACCGAAAACCCTGATGCATTTGTGAGGATGTCGGATTTAATCGTAGGCGCTAAGCTTCTTGATGGGAATAAAATTGCGACGCTCGTAAAACGTGATGTATCGCTTGATACACTTATCCTCGCCACTACAAAACTATATGCTCTTGTCATGCTTGAGTTTCAACAGGTGCATATCGCGGCCACTATGAATAGACAAAAAACAGGCTTATCAGTAGCGAAACCTGACTTTATAAGCGGGTTAAGACAGCAGTGGGACAATATGCACAAGAAGAATTGAGGATATATGAGCCAAAAAATAAGAGCAATATATCGTAAAGCTGGAGTAGAAAGCAAAATGCCAGAAGGAAAGGGTATCCATACTGAGGCGTTTCATTCGTGTGTTGTGAATTATCTTAAAAAAGGGTTCTCGTATGATGAGGCTGCCAAAAGATGTATGGGTGGTTTGGGGAGAAATAAGGCGGTTAAAAAGAGTCATTGGAGGTAGTTATGCCATGCGGACGAAAACGAAGAAAAAGACGATAGAGTTATCGCCATATGTAAGAAAACACGCCGGTGTTTATGCTAACCGCAAGGAAGCTCTATTAGCTTCTAACGGAAATGAACGCCTTGCTGACGCGCGAATGGCCGCGCAGGAACTTGGTGCCGCTATTCACAAGGGAAAGGTGAAGTTATGAAAATACCGCCCGCAAAAACTCCTCCGAGGCTAGAACCGGAAGAAACGACAGATGTCTTTCAGCCCGACGAACAGGGTAAGATTGTAGATATTATCGTGAAAGACGCCGAGAATGATATTCAGCGAAAATCCGAATGGCTGGATCAACGAGAACTCGATATCCAGCATTACAACTGCGAAAAACCTTCTATCATAGAGAACCTTACCAAAAAGAAATGGCAGTCTGACCGGAACTTGGGGCTTTGCCCCGCTATTGTGGATATGTACCACGCCGTCCTTTTATCTACCTGCTGGAATAAAGACACTTTGACTTTCGTGGCAACCGAAGAGAATGACATAGACAATAAAAATAACCTTGAGAGATTTACGAAGGCAATCTTAGAAAGTGAGTGTAATGTCGAGCCTGAGATAGATGATTATGTATCGAATAAATTAAAACTCGGCTTCGGTGCGTTAAAGATTTACTGGAAAGTCTGGCATGAGTGGGTTGATAAGAGAATACCGAATAAGAAAACCGGCAAGCTTGAGATAAAGACCGAGAATATGCGCTTTGAAAAAGGAATTATCGAGTGCGTCGAAGGAGATGATTTATTATTCCCTGATTTCAAGAAGAACCTGCAATCCCAGCCTCACATAATACATATCGTTCATATCTACGGACAGGATTTACTCGATATGGTATCTGATGGTAAAATCAAGAACTTTGATGAGGAGAAACTTAATAAGCTCAAAGGAAGAATACTTGATTCAAGAAAATCCCAACTCAAGGAAGAACAGGCAAATCAGTTAGGCTTAACAGACATTACCGAAGAAGATGTCAAGAGAATGGAGATAGATTGCCACGAATGGTACGGGACTTACAAAAAAGGCCGGAAGAGGGAGAAATACAGATTTTTGATAGAGCCTTTCACTCAGACATTCCTAGCCGGAAAGCCTTTGCGTAAAATCGTTCGCACGGGAAAATGGCCCTTCGTAGGCGGTGCGTTTATAAAGGCTCCCGGCTTCACACTCGGAAAGTCTTTAGTCAGGTTAATCGCTCCTATCGTAAATGCGTTTAACAACATATGGAACCAGACATCGGATTATCAGACGGTTTCAAATATACCATATGGATATCATAAAGCGAGTGAAGGATATACTCAACAGACCTATGAACTTGAACCCGGTGTATCTTATCCTACTGAGGGAAATCCAGCAGAGGATATATACCATCCAAATCTTCAAAGGTCTTATGCATGGAAATATACGGATTTTCAGGTGTTATTCGAACTCCTTGAAAAGCTTACCGGTGCGGCCGCTTACTTCTTGACGAACCAGCGAAATGCCTCCGGTACGGCTACAAGAGATACAATCGTCAACCAAAAGTCCGAAGTTAAGTTTAGTCTATGGGTAGGAAGGACTATAAACGAAATATCCGAAGCCGTAACTATGTTAGTTAATATGTATCAGGATTGGGCGCCGCCTACTCTAGCCTCAAGAATATTGGGAAAAGACGGTAAAAAGCTCTTTCCTAATCTTTCTGTTCAGACTTTAAGGGGAAATTATGATGCTAAGATGTCGCCGAATCTAGCGGCCGGCTCGCGCGCTTTTGAACAGCAGATGATGACCCTTCTTTCCGAAAAGCTCTCTCAGACCATATGGCTTGACCCGAGAGTGAATCCTAAAGGGAACTGGACGATATGGGCCGACACTATAAAAGCTTATGGACAATATAATCCTGAACGCTGGCTTGGGCCCGAACCTAAGATAGAAATGGGTAAATCTCAAGAGGTAGAGGACGAGTGGTACAGGTTTATGCAGGGTGAGGACTTCGACCCGCCTATGGGCGAGAATACTATGGAACACTACATAGGACATACGCAACAGAAGGAAGAGAAATACTTTGACCTTGATGAAGAATACAGGGCGAACTTTGACAAACATTTATTTAAGACCGAACTAGCTTTGAGAGATTTTATACGTAAAAGACAAGAAGAGATGATGGCTAATAATATGGCTATGGCCATGATAGACAATAAAAAGAGGGGAATTGCTGATGAAATCGAATCCGGGGGAGAGCCGGGAAGTCAGCCTGGAGGAGGAACTCCAGGAGTTGCTAGCGGCGGTCAAGAGCCCAATTTATAAGGCTTTAGTCAATGTTTTAGTAAGACATAAAGACTATTGCTATAAAGAGGCTATGCGACTTCTTGAAAATAAACAGGACAGAGAGGCCGATTGCGTCAGAGCCGAAGGCAAATTCGTAGATAAGTTATCGGGACTTATTAACCAAAGAATAGAAGAATTGAAAAGGGGGTGATGGTATGCCAGATCGACCAAAAGGGGGAACGGTAGCAAGGGAATTGCGACAAAGAGAACCTGTACGTAATCCCAAGCCTTATGATGAGTCAAGGAAACACATGTCAAAAGCTGAGGCGGTAGAAGCGAATAGAAAAGCAAGAGAGAAGGCGACGAAGCTTGCCGAATATGCCGCACAAATAGACAAGGAGCAGGAAGGCAAAGCAGTTGAAGCATCTGCACCTAAAAAAACAAAAAAGAAGGAGTAATCCTTTTTAAATAAGGTTGCTTCACTAACCATAAAGTGATGGGAGATTAAATGCTAGAAGATAAAAAAGTAACGGCCGAACAGCTTGCCATCAAGAAGCAGGAAGAGATGAAAGCTGACAAGGTTCGGAAAGACGAAGAAGCAAAGAAAGCTGCGGAAGCAAAAGGCGCCGCGCCGGCATCGTCAACCGAAATCAAAAAGACCGAAGAAGAAAAGAAGAAGGAGCTTGCGGCCCTTGAGGCTCAGGCTAAAGAAGATGAACGTATCCTCTCGACTTCCGATGATAAGCTCACGGATGAAAAGGACAAGAAGCGAAAATCCGAACTTATCGAGATAAAGAAAAAGAAGGACGAAGAGGAAAGGAACAAGCCGGGCAATATACAGAAACGTATTGACGAGCTTGTGGGTGAAATCAAAGCTCTTAGGGCTGAGAAATCGCAGGATAAGGAAAAAACGAATAAGCTTGAAAAAGAGCTTATTGACCTACGGAAGAAAACTCAGCCGCCTGATAAGAAAGAACAGGAAGAATTAAAGGGTGTTGAACAGGCCCGTATT